TTTTTCCATAATCGTCGTATTTCTCTTCTTGATGCATATGTTGAGGTATTTGTGCTATTTTGTTTTGGTCTTTATACCAGAACGAATGCCAATGTCCTTTAACACGTACAAGGTGTTTTAGTTTTCTAGTTACTTTGGTGCCATCTTTTTTACTATAGTAGATAGCATTGTTTTTCTGACCATTGATATAAGCAGTTCTAGTACTGCCTAATATTGTATGGTCTGTTTGTGTTAGTTCTCTGTCAATGAATTTTCTAACACGATTTTTAGGTATTGGTTTTTCATCCATCTTAACAAATACTGCGTCTGTGTTTACAGAAGTAATATATAATACAGTTTGTATAGCTAGATTTGAATATTTATATATTCTATCATTGCTTTCTTCTATTTTTTCATGTTCTTCACTAGTAA